GTGTACCAATAGGCACACCTGCATTATTATTTTGCATATAAAGCAAATCAATATATGAATTTGCTATTTGTTTTCCTGTTAAACTCATTATATCAAATTCCAATACTTAAAGTTATTGTTCCACTCTGTTGTAATATCCTGCCATTCACCATTTCTATCTGTATTAGCTTCAGGTCTAGCATTACGAATAAAAAATCTTTCTTCAATACGAGGTGATTTATTTTGTGGATGTGTTTTTAAATCATAGTTTCCATCGTAGTCTGTAGGACATTGCATCATGCCTAAACTATTTTTCTTTAACTGATTTAATTTATATCTAAATCCACAAGTATCACAGACACCATATACATTTCTAATACCTGCTGTTGACATTATACCATAACTCTTGGTTTTAAGAAAATACTTACTCGTTCTCTATCTTCATCCATAGCACGTTGTAGTCTTTCTTCATATTCCTGTTTAATCATACTAATACGTCCTGCTTCTACACCGGGGCGTTTCATTGACATATGATATGCCAAACCTGCAGTTAAACATGGAAGAAATCTACGTGATATATCTGCATTTTGAATAGCAGATTTATTTACATCTTCCATATAAGACACAAGTTCAAGTTTAATTTTATCAGTAGAGTTTTCTGGAATAGGCCAAAGATTAACAACAGGATTACCACGTTCATGTCTTACTGCATACTGAGTAGTTCGTCCTGTTTGACCCTTGTTAGGTATTTTAAGATATTCCTGCATAGAAATACGTTCAAGCTGTATATCTCTATCTTCACGATTATGTACAGCTTCAAGTACATCAATAGTTGAAGAAGCAAGTGCAAAAGTAGTTACACTTGTTGTTAGGTCTACAGTAGAAGTATTTGCAGTCCAAAGCATAACACCACGGTTCTGCCAATCCTGAAGAAGCAAGTTAATAGAACGTCTGGCAGACTTAGGCTCATGTCCTAAAGTTTCTTCACCACCAATCATTTCCATTGCTTCTTGGATAACTTCATCTATATCCATATTAAAGTCATATGTACCTGATGTTGCCATTAGAAAATCCTACCACCTTTTTTATAGTATCTACTTCCGTCCTTAAATCTTTGGACAAAATAAGAACCTTTTTTATCTTGACCTACAAGATAAACTTCTCCTGTTTTATTTTGTAAGTCAGTTGCTTTTTTCATAGCATCAGATAAATCTTTAGAAATCTTTTTTGACATTATGATTTACCTCTATTGCCTAAATCTTTTTTCTTGCCTTTATACTTTCCAGAA